TCCCATCGACCCACTCAACGAGCGGCCAACCGGATTCGGCGTCGTTCTCCAGAACGGTGACTTCCGTCCCGGTCTTGAGGTCCATCTCCGTCATCTCGGCGGTTAGGACCTGACCCTTGGCGTCCTCGCCGTAGCCGGCACCGGCCGGGTGATTGTAGATGAACTTGTCTCCTGGGTTTGCCATTACTTTCCTCCCTACTTGATCGAGCCGTCTGAGTTCCAGTTGTCTGGAATCATGTTACTCGCGCCTAGCGCTTTGGCACGCCGGATCAGGTACCGTCGGACCAGAGCGTGATCACCCTTAGCCCGGCCAACAGCCCTGATCGCCTTTTTCAGATATGTAGTGTTCGGCGTCGGGAATCGCGGGGCACCTCCAGACTTGGAGGGCAATGCTGCACCCTTTGCGCGCGCCGCTTTTCTTCCTGCTGTAGTTTCAGCTGGTGGCGTTTTGGCCATGGTATTCCTCCCATGCGGCCCTAGCCTCTGGTCCCGTCTTTCCTTGCGTCACCTGCCGCCATTCCGAAGTCAGCGCCTCGTTGGCCGGCTGTTGTCCTCGAAACATCGGGCAGGCTACGCAATTACAATAGTCGTGCGGGTGGAAGTCCGACATACCGCCGCTGAATGGACCCCGCGCTGCATGCATGACACAGAAGCTACATGCATTCTGTTCAGTCAGTCTCTCCCATCCCGCAGACTTAGGATCATTGAGGGCCATTGCGATGACGGTATCCCGGCCTCCCATAAGCGCAAATCGCGCACCCGCACCACTAACAGAGTTACGGGCAATCAGGGAAGCATCGCCCGGCTCTCTCTTCATCTTATTCAGTTGGTGGTAAAACGCACCGTTTGCGACCGAATCCGAGACCCTGTCAAGTTTGTCGGTGTTTGGCAATGCAGCCTGGACCCTGGTAACCCTCTGCCCATCGGCGTAAGATAGCGCCTGATAGAACTTGGAGGCGCTCGCGGCCGACGCCCTGTAATGCATCAGCACGACTTGCTTCAGCAGCGGGTAGAACTGGGGCCAGCTAGCCGCAAATGGCTCAGGATTGATGTTACGATCCCACATGTCTCGGATCGTCATGACTGCCTGCCGGCCCAGAGCTTCCTGCTCCATCCTGTAACGTGCAATAATTAGGGATGAATCCGGCGTCCGTCTATCGGCGTCTGTGCCATTGTATGGGTATCGGGACGAGACTCTAACCGGCATCGGCCCGCGCCGCGTCCGAGGACTAGGGCCGACCTCGCGGGCAGGCCCTAGCGCGTTCCGATCCTGTTGCTTACTCATGGCGATGACTGGGTACCGGGACCCTGAGTGCCGGTACGGGTTGGAGGAATGATGAGGGCGCGGTTACCTGGGGCCGGTTGGTTCGGAGCTAGCGGCACCTGTCCTGGCGGACCGGATGGCCTAGCCTGACCTGCCTGACCTGCCTGACCAGCCTGGGCCTGCTGAGCGTTCAAAACGGCTTGCTGTGCCATGACCTCCGCCTCCTGCTTCTGCTTGGCCTTGGTCCAGGTGTTGACATCGTCGGCGGTGACGCCTGGTATCTTCCGCCACAACTCTTCAACCGGGACACCGAGCATCGTTGCGGCCTTGCCGAGCCCGTCGATCGTCGCGGCGAATGCACGGGCCGAGGTATCGCGCCAGACAACTTGCCCGTTCGTGTCATCCCAACCCTCTTTGTCATCTGAGGCCAGGGCTGTTAGCCGGAAGACGTTACGCCACGGGTCGGTCAAGTTCGACTGAAGCTCTGCTATCTTGCTGTCGAGCCCGTCTCGCGCTGCTGCCAGTGCCTCCGCGCTGAGGTTGGCGATTTGCCCAAGCAGGTGGTACGGCGGCACCTGTGTAATTGTAGCCATGTGCCTGATACCGGACTCGCGGGTGTCCAGGTACTGCTGCAGGTTGCTCTCGCCGAACTCGCCAAACTTTGTGCCGGGGTCCTCGGCCGCCCAGACACGATCGACACCCGGCCGGAATGGCGTCTGCTCGCGACCCTCGACATCAACAGGCGCCATCCCGGTTACCCAACGCTGGCGGAACGCCTGGTACTGCTCGGCCATCATGCAGTTGAAGGTGTCGAAGTTGATCTGATCCTGAAGCGGGATGATCGGCTCAACCTCCCCGGTGCAGTCGGTGTCGCCGTCAAGGTCTATCTCATACAAGAACCTGACGACAGGACAGACCCCTAGCCCGTGAGACGCGACGGGCATTTGACCGCCAAGATTCGGGTCATCAATCTCGGCTATAAGCAAGTCTGACTCGCCATCGGACAGGACAGCTCCAGGCCTGCTGAGCATCGTGTACCGGGACTGCTCATCGTACAGGGAAACGAGTAGCTGGCTCTTGCCGGGATCGGCCGCGTTGGCGACTGTGCGGACCTCGATAGCCACCTGCGGCCATTCATCATCGACGTCATCGGCATAGAGCGCCGTCATACGACGCGGGCTAACCGGCCTGAGGACAGGTACATTCGCGCCGGGTAGCTCCTCATCGGTGGATAGCTGACCTGGCAACACAAGGACGTATGCAGCGCCATGCTTGGTGACAGATCGGTGCACACCGTGCTGCCTTGATATCATGCGGTTGGCCTCGAACGCACTCCAGGAAGGCTCCGGGCTCGGAGAATTGGCTGTTTCGACCGTGGTCTCGCCGGATGGCTTGTACCCGTCGACATGAAGGTTCTGCGATATGACAGAGACGATCAGCGGCAGGAAGTTCCGCCTGGACTTTTTCATGATCCAACGGTACTCAGAGTTGACGCCCTTTGGGGCATAGGGCGGATCGTGAGTCCCCTGCATATACTTGCTTATTTTGCGTAGCCTTGCCTGCTCCACCGACCGCATCCGCAGAATCTGATTTGCGATACTCGGCACATCGGCTTGATCGACTATCATGGCCCTCCTAGCTAAAGCTCCATATCCTCGCCCCGGCACCAGGACTGGACTTTTTCTTAATCAAGTCCCGGTGTTCCTTGTACAGCTTACTGGCCAAGACAAGCCGCCTCGCGTGCCTGGCCATAATCATAGCGACGCAGCCGTCTATCTTGTTCACTGACTTCGGCGCTTCCTTGCCTATGCTCACACCCCAGCGGTTCGGACGCCGGCGAGCGTTGACGACATGCCTGCCCAGGTAACTGTCGCCGTCGTGGATAAAGCCGGGCGGGTTGCTCTCGATCTCGCTCAGTACCATCTCACAAGCCTGGGTGAACTCTCCAACATGACTACGCATGTCCCAGGCGACGGGCTGCGGATCGCGCCCGCCAGGGACGGCCCAGATGTAGAGGCCGTCATACTCGCCTAGGGTCTCGTCATCCTCACCCTCGATGAAGAGCCTACGCCAGCTAATCTTGGTATGCTCTTCCCACTCGTTGACGTCTGCGAAGAATGCGCGCACGTTCCAGCGCTTCCTGGCCAGGGCTATCGCGGAGTCGACCTCCTGCACCGGAATGGGCCTTGTCCCATTCTCGGTCTCCCAGATGCCAAGACTGAAGGTGAAGCCCGTCTCAACGTGACAGCCAATCAGGGCTGTAGCGTCATTGACACGCGAGCCGTCGAACCCCATCGTGATGTCGTCGCCGTCATCAATGAGGAACTCTGGCTTTGCCAACTTGCCCCACATCTGCTGAGTAGTCCAGGCATCCATGGCGGCCGTCGGCCAGTTCAGATAGAACCTCTTGGAGATGTCCAGTGTCGTCCTTGGACTGAGAATCCGGTTCTGTACGATGTCCTTGGTGTCGACAAAGTAGGCGTCACCGTACGCCACATCGACCCCGCGTAGGATGTCGTCCTCATTGTCGAAGTCAATATCGAGAGGCGCCATCCTGGAGTCGTACAGGATTTTGCCATGGCCACGTAGTCTGCCCTCTTCCTGGGCAACCCATGCATCAAATGTGCTCTCTGCGACAGACTCTTTGCCCGGCTGCCAGGCGTTGCTGGTCTCGATCATACGCTGGCCGCTCTTGCCAACGTTGCGGTCTAGGACCTCGGAGAGTAGGACTCCGCCATTGTTGGGCAGGAAGCTCTCTGTCTGGTCGAGGATGGCAAACGTGACGAGCGCGCCCTCTTCGGTGGTCGGGCTACTGGTGATGATCATGAGCTGACCGCCGCCAGGAATATGGAAGATGGTCTTGCCGGTTTCTACGTCATAGTCATTGCGGATTCGGGACTTTGCCGGCAAGAGCGCCTGAACCATGCGCATAGTGTTGACGTTAGCTTGGTCCTGGCTAGTCGCAGCGATCTGGACCAGCGGCATGCCAACTGGTCGACCGACACAGCCGCCGAGTACGCGGTCATCAAAGCGCGATATCCGAACCGGAGCGAGAAGCTCAATGAGACTAGATACAGCCGCGAACGGAGATTTGCCGGCTCCCTTTGGGTAGCGGCGGACACCGTGGTAATACAACCAACGCCCATCGTCACGTACGGCATACCAGAGCAACTCCCATCGAACCTGGCTCTCAAGAAACTCCCAACGCTCGCCCGCATACTCGCCGTCTGGCTGCTTGAGGTACTTGGTGGCCCAGTGAATAGCCTCCCAGCCCAGCGTGCAGTAGATACCGTGCTCTAGCTCGACCCGGCCATCTTTCTTGACCTCGAACTCTGGCAAGGTGACAACTCTGTCGCGCGGGGCTATGAGCATCAGATCACCCTGGGCTTGATGTGCCCAACCCGCGTCGATGTGTCGGCGTAGATTTCAAACCCCGCGTCGGCGGCACGCATACAGAACGTGAAGTCCTCGCCCATCTGCATGCCAGAGAAGTTAGTGTATTCAAACCAAGTCGATGCCTTGTTGGGAATGCGCTTTTCAATTTCGAGATAAACGTCACGATGGACTAGTAGGCACCCGGCGCCAGCAGAATCAATCCTAACAAGCTCATTCGGGTTCCATTGAGCTATCGCCTGGAACATTCCTATGCCAGAGCCCGTGTCGGCTATACGCTTGTATATCATCGGATGCGGCGGCCGGCCATCGCAATACACGAGCGCGCTAATGATCCTCCTGGTATCAGTAGCATGCGTCAAAAGCCTGGATATTACGTTCGGCGCGAAAACAGTGTCTGTATCGCACATGTATAGCCACTCGCAATCGGAATTGAGAAATTTCCGGACGAGGTCATTTCTCTGAGCCGGTACATTGTTACCCTCGACGTTCAAGACCAAGGCATCCTCATACTTCTCCGCGTCGAGGACGCACCTCATGAATCGAGCGTGCACCAGCTCATCATGAACGTAGCCGATCGCCTTACTCATCGTCGTCTTCCTTTCTGTCATGCATTCTCCGCTCTAGCCGACTGCCGACGTATGCTCCCAATACGCCAATAGTGCCACCGATCGCGGCGATCAGGACCTGGGTTGAGTTCTCCCCAAGAACTGAATTGTCATTCTTGCCCTCTGTAAGAGCAACAAGAGCCGCCACAGCTATCAGGATAAGCATGACGGAAAAGCCGATCGTCAACACCAAAACTACCATGTCGACATTGAGCCGTCTTCGCTCCTCACCCTTGGCCACTAGTCTATGGTGCAGTAGTCAGGGGCGATCGGCGTGATGTTGGATGCCCACGCCTTACGCCAAGTACGCCTGCCATTGGCGTCACGCGGCGGCTCGGTCATGTTGAGCGCATCCCACTCGTCACCGGCGATGACCTCGGTCGGTCCCTGGTTGTCAAAGACGACTGACCAGAGGAACAGTTCCTTCTCTTCTGTCATAATCTTGGTGTCCTTCCCGGTGGTGCCTTCTGTATTCCTTGAACGGCAAGTACGCGGGCGGCATCAAGAAGCTGCACCAAGCCTCGATTGCCGTCTATCGGACCCCGCGTCTCGACGCTGATAAAGCCAGTCTCATCAGCGGTGATTGTGACCGTGATGACACGTGGGGTAATAACGTTGAATGTCATGCAGTCTCCTTCCTGGCCCTGCGTATTGCCCAGGCCGCCTCGATGCGAGGGCGCAAGTCGGCGGTGATACGGCAGCCGTACGGGATCAGCTTCAGTATCTGGTCGGCCTCGTCAGGACCGGAGTCCTCGCCCCATGCACGGTACCTGCCGCATTCGCCACAACGGCCGTAGTCGCCGCTGTCTAGCAACGGGATCAGACAGAAGCACTTGCGATGAACGATCTCTACCGCAGAGCAGTCCGAGTGGAACAGGCCGGGCTCGCTCTGCCACCATCTTCCCCGAGGGGCATCCCACTGATGCGATACGTTCACGGGATCACCCTTGCGGGACTTGCCGCCACACCATGCGCAGCGAGTCAGCATGGACCGGCGAAGGTGCTGGAGCGGCGGGAACTGGAAGTGCCAGTGGTGTACGTGCCAGCGCCATCCGCGACTAAGCTTCCAGTTGCCGTACTTGTCCTGATAGCGATACTGGCACTCGCTCAGCGCGTCCCGGCCGTGGGGCTCGACATGCCAGATCGTCACCATGGCCGGCCAAAAAAGGTCGCGGCCAGCGATCCTCCAGAACTTGGAGTAACTGCCGGGCTTGTACCAGGGAAATGCCCCCGCGCTGTGTGGCGGGTCGTCAGCGCACCACGAGCCACAATCATGGTGATGCCGGACCTTCCATCGTACCCCGTCGTTGCGCCGTCCCGTTGCGGGGAAACCGGATATCTGAGGCCATGGCCTTGGTATCTCGTGCGCCACTACCATCGGGTCATGCATGTCAATCTACCACCCTCAGTCTTCCGTGCCAGCCCTCGACAACCTCGTCGGCCTCATCCTCATCCTCGTCGGTGGGCTCGGGCTCGCCCAGCTCGATGCGGCTACGCTTGCGGTCAGAAATGGTGCAGCCAAGGCGCTCGGACAGCCTGACGAACTGCGCGAAGATGCTGGCGTTGTACGTGCGCAGGAACACGTCATATGCCTGTGCAGCGGCAACCGCGGTGGCCCAGTCTGATGCCTCATAGAAGTCGGACTGGCCAGACAACTTCAGGGAATTGAACCAACTCCGCGCTGTGGGCTTCCACTTGGGATCAGGCTCGGGAATAGCGATGCTGCCGTTGGCCGATAGACCTTTGGCGACCCTGATGTAGCGCGGGTCATCGCCCGGACCAGTCGGACGGCTGCCGTAGCCGCGATCAGACGGTCTCTTGGAGCTGTGAGCTGGCACTGCAAGTCCTATCTCCACCCCTGGAGTTGGATATGGAGTTTTACCTGGCAGGCCCACACTGCTATGAACCTACCTATGGGAACGGTGCAAGCCTGCCAGGCAACCGTGGGCCAGTAAGTCCGCGCGGCCCGCCTCCCTCACGCGGGATTCTAGCCTACTAGCTGGGCGAGAGCTAGCCCAGGAGCTAGAGCGCCGACGAGGGCTACGAAATGATGCCTTCTGCTGCTGCATCCCTGACTGCCTCTTCGACCATGTCTAGCCATTGCTGTCTGCCGTCCTCTGGGACGCCAAATGCCCACCCTGCCTGGACGCATCTGAGCGAAGCCAGCTTCTCTTGCAGCGGAGTTCGTGTATCGGCCATGATGCGAGTATATACCCTAACGCGGGCACCCGGCACGTGCAAACCATGGCACTGAAACTTGCCACTGCATCCGCAGAGCTG